CCGCCCACCAGCAAAGAGTCAATAAGAACAAGACTATTGTCGGAACAGTCTTAAGTTTCAAATCGCCTTTAAGCAATCCCACAGCCAACGCATTTAACAAAATGCCGATTAAATTAACGACTACCATCACAGAGGTAGAGAATCCATGGCATAACCGCATGATTTCAAAGAACCAAGCGAACCAAACGTAAACATCCGTAAACTGTGAATGTAACTTGAATTCCCGCGTCCACCTGCTTAAATAGCCATGAGCTTCGATCTCAGCATAAAGTGTGTTTGTAAAAGCCAAGGTAGCACAATGTAGCACCACCAACCATTGATTAGAAGAAAGAATATTAACTTTACCAACTTTCCCCTTTAGGTTTTGGAGTAATGAATCCCAATTAGCCTTTGTTCGTTTCTTTCCCACCACCCATAGGCAAGCTTCGGCGTACATAACGTTTGGGACAATGACCTGTTTAGTCCCCGTTCGCACCAAAAACCCGAGTGGTAACACTTTCACTGAATCTATTAACAAGGACTGTTGTACATGTCCTACGACTTGTTGCGTATTTCGCAAACCCCTCAAATCAGGGTCGGAGAGTTTCGCGCCCACCACTGCGCTACTGAGACCACATGTTGTCAACGGGACAAAATCTGGTGAAATGGTGAATACCAATAGCTTAGCTCCAAAACAACTCTTCTGTTCTGCCCAAGCTAATGTTCCGTTCTGCGTATGAACAGATCCACCAACCAACCAATGCAAGGCATCATGTCTATATTCTGATGAATTGCCCGTTACTCTCATAGTCACAATATTCCCATCAACGACATAATGGGACTCTACCGTGTTCACAGGTAAGTTTCCTTCCAATGCTTCAAAAGTGTGCGTCACCGCAACACCTATCTTCAACCTGGTCTTAGCAATAATATCAAACAATTCATCTGGTGTAAAATAATACAAAGTGTGGATGAACTGTACCGAATCCGGTGTGATACAATCACAATTTTGACCCATGTGTTTACAATGGGAATACTCCTGAGTTCTTGACAAACTCCTAACTAAATCAGCTCCGTCCATAATTGGGTTGCATGAGTGATACCCGAGTCCTTGCATTGCTGCAAACCCGCCTGCCCTTTCGGGAGTACCACCAATGTCTAACAATCGTTCAGAGCCATATCTTTTGGCTGTCAGGATAGCGTCCTGTTCTAAGAACCTCCGTGAATAATGCAAATACAAATGCGGATTCACTCCTTCCAGAGAAGTGAAGTAGGCATCCGGGTAAGAACGCAAAATTTCTTCCCTTTCTTTTTCCGTTACCTTAGCATGAACTTTTCGATAATTGTTCATCTTAGTGGAGTAAACTAGTCAAATACGTC